GCGCAGTCCGGTTAGCGCACCTGCTTTGGGAGCAGGGGGTCGAAGGTTCGAATCCTTTCACCCCGACAATAAAGAAAGGGTTGATAGCCAACAAAGTACAGGTTGTTTACTCTTTCTTTTTTCATAAATGAAGCTGTATTCTGTTTAAAAAAAACAGGAATTTTGCACATTCTTGGTTATTAAAGATGATTCAAGATGAAAAGAACCTGCAAAAGACCTGCAAATTAAGCGAAATATGGCAACAACGAAATTTTATCTTGATACCCGAAACTTAGTCGCCGGGAAAACAGCACCTCTAAAACTCGCTGTTACCCAAAAGGGGAAAACGGCACTCATCCATTTGAACATTCAATTATTGCCTACACAATGGGATAACCGGGCTGGAAAAGTTATCGGACACCCCAACAAGTTTACGTTAAACACATATATCGGAAAACGCAAACAAGACATAGATAATGTCATATTAAAATTGACTGAGAAAGGGGAAATCATGAGAATGAACGTAACGGAGATTAAAAAGAGGATTGCGGAAGAGTTATCCCCGAATATACCACAGAATAAAGATTTGTTCAATAACCGTTTCTTAGTATTTGCGCAGTCCAAGAAAGACAGTACAAAAAAAATATATATGCACACTTACAACCGCTTACTTGCATACTATGGAGAGGATTTTGAAACACTTTCCTTTGAGGATATTACCAAGGAGTGGCTTACGGCTTTCGACACGTTCCTACAAAAGACTTCCCCCTCAAAGAATGCGCGAAACATACATTTGCGTAACATCCGTGCGGTGTTCAATGAAGCTATTGATGATGGGGTTACAACTGCCTATCCGTTCCGGCGGTTTAAGATACGCCCGGTCGCTACGCCCAAGAGAGCTTTTAATGTTGAACAGCTTAGACAGTTATTTGACTATCCGGTTGAAGGACATACCGTAAAATACCTCGATATGTTCAAACTGATTTTTTTCCTTATCGGTATCAACATAATAGACCTCTGCAAATTGGTGGAAATCCGTAATGGCAGGATTGAGTATTACCGTTCCAAGACAAACCGTTTATATTCTATCAAAGTTGAACCGGAGGCAATGAAAATCATAGAGAAATATCGTGGTTATGACTACCTGCTTGACATCATGGACAGGTATAGAAATCACAAGGACTATGCAAAACGGCTCAATGAGAATTTGCAGCGGATTGGAGAGGTCAATCGGATTGGAAGAGGTGGAAAGAAAATGTTTTCCCCAGCGTTTCCAAATATCACGACATATTGGGCAAGGCACTCTTGGGCTACCATTGCCGCCTCCCTCGAAATACCGAAAGAAACGATTGCGGCAGCACTGGGGCATGGAGGGAATACCGTGACGGATATTTACATTGATTTCGACCGGAAAAAGGTTGATGAAGCCAACCGAAGAGTGATAGATTGGGTATTATACGGAAAAAAGTAGTTATTTTCTTCAAATTTTGCGTTAAAGCAACGAACTTTACTTATTTGATAAAGTCCTTACCTGAATTATTTTCGTTGGCGAGAGGCAATAAAAAAGCCCGGCAAGAGTAGCCAAGCCGGGCAAAATGAAGATTGCGTATCACTACGCAAACTCCACAACAACGGCGCAAAGATACTAATTTGAAAGCAAATCACAACTACTAATACCTAAATAAATCTTCGGATAATGCTGAGCATCGGCTTCCTGAATATGTAAACCAATGCCAGCAGCAAGGATACAACCAAATACGGGAACCAGTTGATGCAGATTCTTTCCCACCAAGACAAACTACGTTCGACATATTCCGTTTCCGTCTTTATCCTGTAACGGAAACCAATGCTGTCCCTGCATTCTATTTGCTTATCTGTCTGGACGGGCTTCATCTGCGGCTTCGTGTCAAGGCTATGGAACAGCGTACCGTCAGGGTTTATGCGTGCATCGCTTTCGGCATAGTCGTTTTCGAGGTGGCTTGTGCTGTCAGGTGTTGTGCGCTCCGCTGTTTGTGCGGGTATCTCTACAAACACGGTATCTTTGACATTGACAATCCTTACCCGATATTCTATACGGACACTGTCCTGTCGTTCAATGTTGTAGCTCCCTGTTATGTGGCGGCTTGATACACATCCGCATATCGAAAGCAATACGAGCGATAAAATCGCAAAGAGTACAAACCTTTTCATACGCCTGTGTATTGAATTGAGTTGATACGATTGCGCCAGCCTTTCAGGAATACCTGCTGCGAGGCATCACGTTTGACAATGGCTTCCACGAAAGCCAGCCGAGCCGACTTGATTTTCTCAAACAGTTTTTCTGGGTCTGCGTTGTTGATAGCCCCCAGCGTTATGTTGCCGACAACTCCATCCGCAGCGACACCGAGAAGCCGCTGTACCTGTTTAATAGCTGTGGTCGCTCCTGAACACCAAGCCCAATCCACGCAGATATTTGCAACCGATTGATTGGCTATTTTGTCAGCCTCGAACTTGTCCCAGAATCCTTTTCTGAAAATCGTTTCCCACTGCTCGTCGGTCATTGCTTTCAGCTGCCCGACCGTTTTCCCGCTTCCTAAAAAATGGCGGAACGTGGCTATGGTAATTCCCTTGTTTGTCGCCCCGCCCTTGTCGTCTGGGTGGTTGGCAAAACCGCCCTCCCATTTGAGGATGAACGGTATAAGTTTCTTTTTTTCTGCCATATTATTTAATTGTTCAAATTGTGATAAAAATCTGTTTTGATGTCGTCATAGGCGAGCTTGACATTGGTGTACGCCCGCCCGTTGTTCTGCCCGTCCATGCTGTATATTTCAGCTTCCACGACCTTTGCTACCTGTTCAATCCATTCACTGTTGCAGTAGTCAGACAGGTGTTTGCCACGATAGGTGTACGGATCGAAACGGCTCTTGCGGTCTTCGTGCAGGACAGTCAGGCTTTTGCGGATTTTCTTCCGTGTCGCCTCTTTGTCATAGATGTGGTTTTCCTCCCTGATTTTCTTAATCATTCGGCATACCTGTTCAACGGATAGGTCGAATGCAAACCCCGAAAGATTACGGATGCGTAGTTGTGTTTCAGTACGTAACCCCTCGGATAGGTCTGTCAGCATTTCATTTTGCTTCCGTGTCTCTTCCAAAAGGTCTTTCCAGCTTTCCTGTTGCCGCTTCGAGGATTGCTTGCTGTCTTCCAGCAACTGGTTGATGATTGATTTAAACCATTGGAATATTGTAACCATCATGGAAATCGACAATATTAAGTAAGCCGCCCCAATCATTATCAGTATTCCGTAGTCACTGATGCCCTTTGCAATCTCTGTCACTTGTTGAACTTCATTCATTGCTATATTTTAATTTAATTTTTCCAACGGCTTGCAAACCAGACCTCTTTATCTTCTCCGTTTAACGTGAATCTTACAAATGTAAATTTCGCCTCCCATCCCTCCGACACGTCAAAATATGCTATTTCACTCATGCCCGAATAGATTTTCTGATCAGACTGTGGTCTGAAACGCATAAGCCCTTTGCCTATTTGCATTGCAAATATTACATTGCCCTCCAAAGTACCGGTTGGAAGATATACAGTCGCTGTTCCGGACATTATGAGACCAACGCATTGCGTATATTGATCGACAAGGTAAGTCGTACCATTAATATATGCGGTATTAAGTATTAAACCTGCTGCCATCAGGTTCTGGAAATATCCCCCATACGCAGGAGAATTACCTGTATTATTTGACCGCCCATATACGCCTGCTATTATGTTGCTCGCCCCATTAACATTCCCGTTGCCAATTCCGACGATTGCGCCATAATGTTTACGCCCGGTTGTTGATGGCAGGGCATTTGTCTTTGGGTTATTGCAGAATACACCGCTTGCCGATACATAGGCGACACCGTTATTATTCCGGGTTTCAATAACGCCTGATCCGGCGTTTATGTCAATTTCACACGGTTCGCCTGTATCCATTGAGAAATCACCGCCCGTTTGATTTGACACTAATTTTATCCGCCCACTATTCCCGTCAAGCAAGAGCGCGTATTCATTTCCGCTCATCATTGATGATCGTATGCGTTCATCAGAGAATAGGAATCCGGCAATCAACGCTTCGCCGAGAACGCTCAACTTGGTTTTTATCGTAGCATTTTCCAGAAGCATATTGATCGTGGATAGTGTATCGGCGACGATGTTATTCCAATCCAAATAGCTGCTATCACTTCCCAAATGGAGCGCATTTCTCAAAAAGTCGATAAAACTCTTTCCGTCCGAAGTCGCTATGCGATCCGTCGTGATCCGACCGGGCAGAATCTCCGAGAACCCATATAGTGTAACATAGCTCCGTTCGCCGTCGTATTCGCTGTTCAGAATGCCGATCAGCAGATGATAATACCCTGCAACATCGGTCATCTTGATCGCTCGGTCAGATAGGAGAAAATCGCCCTTTGCCGAAGTATTCGTGCGACTGACTTTGGCATAGAGATAATATTTCTTTTCGCCATTGTCAAGGTATGGCGAAAGGTATTCGTTCATCTCCCAAACCTTATACTCCGAATCGGCATGGGAGGACGAGATCGTGCCGATGCCGAGCGTCATGTGCTGGATGAATCCGTGCGGGATATGTAATTGTTTCGCCGTGTTGTCGTAGGTGATGCCGTCGCCTACTGCCGTGAGGTTAGTCTTGCTGGCGACGAACCGGAATTGCAGGCTCTCATCCCCGACGAGCATCATCATCGTCTGCACGGCGATAGGACTGATTGAGTTCGTGAAATTGTCGAGCAGGGAGGCTTCGAGCATGGATATAGTCTCCTGTGCGTCCCTAAACCGGCGTTTCGTGAACCGCACGGCTGACCGGTAATTCTCTTCGACCGTTACCTCCTCGCTTTTCAGGGTTTTCAATTCGCCCGATATGCTGTCTGAAACGGTCTGATTCGAGAGTTCTATCGACGGGCTGTGCGGCTTGTTGATATAGTCTTTTATCCCCGTGATACGAACCAAAACGCCCTCCTGCTGGAAATTGACGTCTCGGAACTGAATGTAACCTCCGAGGCGGATTCGTCCTCCGATGTTCTCCCAATCCTTTTTAGCCCATATTCCGTCGAGTTCCCCCGAGAACGTGTATTTCTGTTCCTCGTTGTCGAACAGGTGTCGGACGGCGGCTCTGAACATATCCCATTCCGCACCCGATTTTGTGGCATTGTCGCAGATGTAGCTGGCTGGCAGGTAACAGTTGAACACGGCATAAGTGTCGCCCACTTTCGGGGCAAATATGCTGTTCGGCATTGTTTCCCCGTCTACCTCCTGCGGCACAATCTCGAAGAGGCGAGCCTTTTTACCTCCCTTTGCGTCGTGGATGTACTTCACGTCGAACTCCTTGCCTGCGAGCATACCGCTTTGGAAAATGATTGTAATTGTCTCACCCTCAATCAGGTAATCCTCGTAATTCAGGTCGGAGGGTATGGAGTTGTCTATGATGTCGTATAAGTTGTTTCCCTCGTCCTCCACGACCACGCTTGAAATCGTGCCGACACGCTTCGGGTATATCTCCGAGCAGTCGATGCTGTCTTCCGCAAGGCTTGAAACCTCCTTGTCGGCTCGCCGTATCGAAAGCCCCAAATCGTCCACTACATAGGTGCGGGCGTTGGCGGCGTTGAAACCGTCCTCGCCCTCGAAATGCTCCCCGTCGTAGCGAATTGTCTGTCCTTTCGGGAGGAGCAGTTCTCCGTTCCCGTATTTGCTCCTGTCTATGTTATCCGAGCCTCCTTGAACAAACAGGATCTCAGTCGGAGGTTGGTCGCTGCTGTTTGAACGACCCACGCCTGACTTGAATCCATTCCCGTAACCATAGGACAGCGGGAGAGGGTTGTTCTTGTCATACTCGACCTTTTTCAGCGAAACCCGTTTCCCCTCGATCTCATATTCCGTTTTGAACTCGGAGGCTTGCCGGGTGAGGGCATCGATGCAGAAATCGTGGTCGTAATTGATAAGTTTCTCGACGCCGTCAATACATTCTCCGACTGTCCAGCCCGTATCCCTCCTGTTCATATTATCGACAAACATTTGGAGATGCTCTTTGGGCTTGGCTGTCAGGGAAAATTTCAGACGACCGTCCACGGGATTCCTGAATTTCCAAATCCTTGCTTTCGACTGATAGGATTCAAACGTAACGGTATAATCGAAACGGCGATTATGCTGTTTCTTGAACGCCTCAGGGCTTTCGAGGGTGTAACGTTGTCCATGAAAAATACAATATGAACCGACAGGCAGTTCGACATGTTCCGGAAGCGAGTATTTCAGGACGATATTATGCTCTCCCTTGATGACCCTGTGTCGGTAGCTGGTATCATCTACTTCCACGTCTAATAGCATGGAATCTTTTGCATTGAATATTCTCATTCTGTACGCTCTTTTATTTATAGTTGTTTTTAGGGAATAGCCCATTCCGGCGTTTATATCTTCTCAACGACAAGTTGCTCGATAAAAATTCCAGATGCCACAGCGAGCGGTAAAATCGCTCCTGTGATTATCGTATACCGAGTTTCTTGCAGTCGGCATCCACCATTGCTTTGAGCAAGGCTCTCTGTTCGAGGAACTCTTTGTAACGGGCGATAGCGGTTTTCGCAGCGTCGCTCGACTTCGAGCCTCCGACGAGACCGAGGTTTGCGGCGTTGAACTCGTTTACGAGTTTCTGTTCGTGCGGGACAGGACAGAGAGTTCCGATTACCGCCTCCATGATTTTGTTCGATGTCAGTGGAGACCAAACGACAACCTCTTCGCACTCCCAAGATGTTCGGGTAACGACAGGTTCGTCCTTTCCCTCTGTAACTTCCACGGTTTTTTCCTCGATATTGAAACGATACAGGTATGAACCGTTACCTACTTCTTCCAAAATGGAGGGATTTTCATCATAGTTTGCCATAAACTTTCCGTATTTTTAATTAAACAATAGTGTGGTTATGCCGGTAAAAAACAAAGCCGTGATCCGATGTTGCTTGATTCATCAAATGGGCTGCTGACCTGTTGGCTTAAACAGATTAAACCTGCGCCAGCACCTTCTGCTGATCTACCTCCGAAACAAGCACATTGTAATTTTTCCGATTCAGGGATGTTCGATAAGAACCTGTCGCAGAAATAAGTTGTAGAACCAGCACCTGAACAAACAGCAGGAATAATTTCTCCATACTCACCTCCGATTATCTCTTTGATGTATCCTGAATTTCTCGCTTCGTTGCCGACATGCCTATAACCATCGTATCCTGTATCATTGAACTTTGCAGGGTCTGAACAAACGAATACTTTCGATACACCGTCACCTCCGTTTTCCATGGACGGGCTGGTTTTTACATTTATCCCGTCCACAATTTTCCAAATATGCCCGAATGGATTTTCAATGCCACGGTATCGGGGGACATTGAATGTCTTGACCGTTTCTCCACTTTCGTTTGTGGCTGTATAAGCCACTATTCCTGTCCTGTTCCCGAGGCTGTCGGTATACCCGCATGGTATAAATGGATAATAGTCGCAGAAAGTTTCCCATTCAGACCAATCGAATGTTGTTACACCGTCACCGAGACCGCCTTGCCGGTAACCCTCTGCGGTTAGTTCGGCATTATACGCCGCCTGAGTGTTGAGCGTTGCATACTCGACGACAAAAAGCCAATAGAGGGCTTTCTGAGCCTCGTAGGTCATACAGTTCCACTCAGTCGAACCCGCCTTGCGGTTGCGGGCATAGTTGCGGAAATTGGTTCGGCTGATATTTGATGCCGGACGACCAAGAAAGGAATGATATGTCCCGTCCCAAGCGGCATTATTGTTCCCTCCTCTAAAATCTACGGAATTGTTTACGACGGACGACAGTTTGTTCCCTGTTCTCTGAACCGTCGCCTCGTAAGCCGAAACGTACATTTTCGGGACTTGATGGTAGCCAGGGAGCGGGAGTTCCGAGAGTTGAACACGGAATACGCCTCCGTCATAGGAGAATTTCCTGTAATGGAGAGGGATTTCGACCATAACCTGTCCCCGTGAGCCGTCTCTGGTCTGTCCCGTCCAGTCTTTCGGGTCGAGGTATTCGACCACCTTTCCGTCGTCGTCAAGTAAACAACCTTTTATTCGGCTGTGAACGGGTAGTGATTTGTGGAATTTCACGTCGCCGATACGGGTACAAGTCGGAGAGGAAACTGTCAGGGACAGTTCAACCCCATAAGAACATTGTTCTTCGAGGTAAGGGAGGAGCGAGGCAAGAGTTGCTTTCTTGCTATCTCCATCCGTATCAAGAACCTCGACAAGCAGGTCGAAAGGATTAGTACCTTTTACGTCCGGCAAGTCGCTGATACGTTTTCCGTTTTGGAACGCCTCGATTATTTGAATGAGGATTTGTTCCTGTTCTATTGTTAGAGCCATTTTTTTATTTTATTATTTTAGTTAAACCGGAAAGACCCATTCCCTGTCAGCCGTAACATTGATCTGCTATTCACGAATCTGACAGTTGTAGTTTTTTCTTGTGTGGCTTTTAGCCTCAATGATTTGGTAAACGTAACTGTCAGGGTGAAATTGAGCCATATCCTCCCGTCTGGATAAAACTCCGTAACCTGACAACTTTTGTAATGGAACGGGAACTCCTGTTCCAATGCGTCCACCCACAGGAGGTGTTCGCCGGGACGTATCAGGTCGAACAGGAGGGCATCCCAGTTGCGCCACAGTTCGTCGATGGATTCCGCCCGCATAAGACAGAAAATTTTCACGTCCTTTGTCTTGAACGTAACCTGTCCGCCGTCGTAAATCGCTCCTGAAAGGTGGGACAGATTGCGGAGAAGATTCGTTTTGACCGTCGGCATCTTCTTGACCTCGGCGAGAGTCCCTTTCAGAACCCGAACCCCGTAATCCGTGAATTCCAACCCGTCGAACTTGTAATCCTCCGAGGGTATTACTGAACTGTCGGGGGCTTTGTATGAATACCCGTCGAGCGGGAAATCATTAGCGAGTTTCAGGGTTGCCGTTTCGAGTGTCTGTGCGATTGCCATATTGGGCTGGGAGACGAGACGCAGCCTGTATACTCGACCGATATAAACGCACTCGAACGTATGATACGCCCCGTCGGACAGATGGTCGATCAGGGAGGCAAAACGGCTGTACGCTCCTGAGAACGCAACTTTCAGTTGTACCTCTTTCGTGTTCAGGACGGGATTCGACAGGTCAGCCTCGATGCCATCCTCCTCCTGCCAATCGTTCGAGGGGACTGTTTTCAGGGGAGGAAAGGCGACGAGGTCGTTCCAACCGCCCTTCAAGACATAGACACCGTACTTTTTGTAGGCGTCGTCTCCGTCGATGTATAACCGTCCTGTAATCATAAAATCAGTGCATTTTCAGAGGGGTTCTTGATGAACGTGCAACCCTGTTCGGCTTTCACGAACACGACCGACCATTTCGAGGCATTGACAATTGCATTTGCCCCGTGAAGTAGCACGACCTCGTGCTTTTTGAGAGTGTCGCAGTTGATTGTCGCACTCGTGCGCCCGATAAGGATAGCCCGTGTCGGGTTTTCAAGGGTTATTGCCCCAGCGTCGATGTAGATACCGTATTTCTCGAAATTATACTTTTTAAACAGGCGCAGGGTGGCGAGGTTCGGAAAATGATACCGCATACAGAACTCCAAGCCCTGTGTGCTTGTGTATAGCCGTATGATACCCTGCAAGTCCTCCGTTCCCTTGAACATATTGCACTTGCGGTATTTCTCCGCCAAATTGGGCAGGGAGCGGTTTTCGCACTCCTGTCGGGCTTGCTCCTTGGCAATCCTCCATTGGGCGTAAATCTGACGTATAATCGCTTCCATAATTATTTGATTTTTATGCCTTTTATCACTATATCATTCACGTTGTCCTTTACCTCTCCAACCATATCCTCTACCGTTTCCATACGTTGCGAAATGGCTTCCGTGTGCCTCTCGATATTGAGGACGCTTTCAAGGATTGCCGCCGAGTTTGCCACGAGCAGCTTTGTGTTCTCGCTGATAGAGTAGGTGTGTCCCTGTATGGCGGTGGCACGTCCGTTCAGCTCGTCCACGCTTTCCTGCGAGGCGGTGGCGATACCATCCTGCGAAGCCTCACGGGTTGCGTCCGCCGTAACGGTAAACATATTCTTCACGCTGTCAGGCAGGCTGTCCCAAATAGCGGCGAAATCAGCCCCGACTGCGTTAAGGTCGGAGGCGAACTCCTGCATTGAGTTGATAACAGCGTCAATCCCCGCAAACTGCCCGTCCTTGAACCACTTTTCCTTGTATTTATTGAATATCTCTCCGAGAGGTTCTTCAAGGAACTTGCTTACCAACATTCGCTTGATTACGTCTGCGACAATCTCGTTTACCTTGTCGCCCCACGCCTCCGCAGCGTCTTCGCCCGCCTCGAAAGCGTCGAAAAATGCATCCGCAAGCTCGTTGGCTATCTCCGTGCTGGTGCCGCCGATGATGTCCTCCACCATTTCGTTGATGATGGTAACAGCCTGTTCGCCGAGTTCCTGTATTTGCTGCTCCCATTCGGCAATCTTCCCGTGGTCGGTTTTCTTCTTGCTCTCCTCCGCACGGATTTGGTCTTGGATAAGCAACTGTTGCTGGGCTATGTTCTGCAGCTGATTCTTTGCGTCGTCGTACTTTTGGCTTCCGAGAGCCTTGTCAGCCGTGTAGGATATGTTGGCGTAAGCCTCCGCTACCTTTTTGGCTGATTTCTGAAACATTTCGTTATCGCTTGAAATGCTCTTGAACATAGCCCTGAATGCGCCCCAAGTATTGCCAACAGAAAGTTGCAGACGTACCATTTCCAACCGCACCTCTGCCGTTACCTGCCGCAGCATATCCATAGCCTTGAACGAGTTTTGCTGTAAGCGCACAGCGTCCGCATTGTCAAGCTCCCATTGCAACTGGTCGATGCGGTCTTGGAGGGCTTCAATCTCCTTTTGCTTTTCCTCGTCGTTATTAAACAGGTTTACAATCTGCATGGCTATCTGCAACGCCGCAGATATGACCGTTAAGATGACCGAAGCCTTTTCAACGGTTGAAATTGCGGTTGCCGCAGCTGTTGCCGTTCCCTGCATACCCGTAGCGGACATCTGTACGAGTTGAACAATTCCGTTTACCATAGACAGGGTAGAAGTCATAATGCCACCAGCCGAGGCGATTATTTCGCCAGCAACACCTCCGACAGTATCTCCGATTTCCTTGAATGAATCGTTGCACTCGTTCAGTACCTTATACAGGTCTTCCCACTCCTTGACACTTCGTTTGTTTGGAGAGACATCATTCTTTGCGCTTGCCTTTTCAACCTTATTTTTTGCTGCTGCGACTTTTGCCCGTGCAACGGCGATCTGCTTCCCATCAGCCGTTCCCGAATTTTCGAGCTTCTTCAACTCCTCCTCAGCTTGTGTCAATACGGCTTGAAGTTGTTCAAGCGACAGGCTGGCGATATGTTCGCACCACGCCTGATATGTAGCCTCACGCTGGGCGAACTGCTCATCAACGGCTGTTAGAGCGTTTTGCTCCTGCTCGTTCAGTTCATCGACATTGCCCTGTGTTACGCCCTCCCGAAAGACCTTGTTGCCCTCTGCATCAGTCGTGTAGAGGGATTGGCGTTTCCGCTCGTACTCCTCCGTGATTTTCAGTCGGGACTGCTCGTAGGTCAGCACCTCGCTCAACATACTTTCGAGGCTGTCTTTATTCGCCTTTTGCCGTATGTCCTCTGCGATACGGGCATATTCCTTGATGATAGCCTGCTGGTCGGGCGACAGGTCGGCGGCGGTTACCGTCGAGCGGTCAAATGTCAAGCCCTGCTCCTTTGCCTTTGGGTTGGCATTCTGCCATTCAAGTTCTTTCACGTCCCGCAACCGTTCCACCATTTCCGCCTGCCGTAGTACGTTGGCTTCGATAAGGCGTTTGTAGTTCAGCTCGTTCTGTGCGAGTTCCTTTTCCAAGCCCTCGTTCATCCCGTCGATGCGGGCTTGCTCGATGTCAAGCTCCGCCTGCCGAGCTTCCCGAGCAACGTCTTCGGCATATTCCCGTATCTTCTGTGTACGCTCTTCGGCTTTCGTTTCTTTGGATACACCGTAAGCGTCGATTTTCGTCTGTGCGTCGGCTATGTTCTTGCGTATCTTGTCGGCTTCCTCCGTCTTTAACTGAGCCTCTGTCATAGCGTCCAGCAAGCCTTGCTGCTCCTTTTTGTAATCCTCCCAATACTTCCTGTTTTTTACGACCTCTGTCTTGGCGGGTTCTTCGTTTGATGTTACTGTCTGCTGTATAACGCCAAAACGGCGTTGCGTTTCCGCCATCGTTTTTTGGAAATCCGATCTTGCTTCGATCAAGGAGTTCAATTCATCTATCAAATCGTTCTTTTGATAACTTCCACCACTACTGAATGAACCTCCTCCGGAAAATCCATAACTGTCGAATTTGTCAATGATTCCTTGTACCTCGGCAGACACTTCTTCTTTCCCTTCTAAAACCGGTACGATCTTCCAATAATAGGTTTCGGCAATGTCTAATCCGTCATCCCCTTTCTGCCCTTTGAATTTTTTTTGTAATAATTCATATACATTATCCTTGACATCCGCTTCTTTTTTAGCGTATGTATCCGCAGCATCCTTTGCCGATTTTTCAAAAGCACGGGTTTTGGCTGCGTCCTGTGCAGCTTTGGTAACAGCCTTGTATGCCGCCTCGACATCTTTCAATGACTGGATTTCCGAACTCAACCCTTTCAGATAACCGCCGTATTGGTTGATGATAGCCTGCTTTGCGACCTTGTATTCATCCGTGCCCTCCTTTGCGGCTTTCAGGCGGGCAAACAGGCTGTCAATCTGCAAACGTTCAGAGGCGATTTCCTTGTTCATATTGGATGTCGTCTTGTTGAGCCGTTCCTGCGCTTTCTCCGCGTCGGTCTGATAGGTAATGAGCTTGTAGATGCCGTATGCCAGCGTAGAGACCGCAGCGGCGGCGAGGACATACGGGTTCTTCATAATGGTGGCGTTCAGGAGTGCCTGCGCTTTCTCGACAAGTGCCAGTGCGTTGTAGTGCGCCAGCTCTGCCGCAGTCCAACCCGCCGTTAAGGAAGCGGATAGGGATTTCAGGGCGTTAATGGTAAGCAATGCCGCTTTATAAACGCCATACGTTGCGACAAGCTCGGCAATGACCCCGCCCACCTTTTCGTAGTTCTTCACGAGTTCTGTTGCCGCCTGTATGCTGCCCGTGATGATGCCTTGTGCGCTCGTACCGATACTGTTCAGCATATCGTCAATTGCTCCTTGCAAGTTGGATATGGAACCCTTGATGCCCTTGCTCTGCGTTTCGAGCATATTGTAGAACTTGCCGCCCTCTGAGGTGGCATCCATAAATGCCTGCTTGATTTTGTCCGCTGACAGGGAGCCAGCCGACATTTCCTCTTTCAGTTCCCCGATTGACTTGCCTGTCTTCTCGGCGATGACCGACAGCGGGTTGAATCCGGCGTTAATCATCTGCAACAGGTCTTGCCCCATAAGTTTGCCCGTCGAGTACATCTGCGAGAACGCAAGTGTCAGGGAGTTGAACTTTTGTGCGTCGCCCATTGAAATATCCCCGATAGCCCGCAGTATCGGCATAACCTCCTCTGCTGCGACATTGAACGACAGGAGCGTCTGTGCGCCTTTGGCGATGTCGTTCATCATCATAGTGGTGTTTACCGCAAAATCCTTGATGTCGGCAAAGAGTTTTCCTCCCCACTGTTTGCCGGCGAGTATCTCGAACGACTTTTGCAGGCTCTCTATCTCGCCCCTGACATTTATGATCTGCCGAGCGTAGTTCGCCGCCTGCTGTACCGTGAACACCCCGACAATGGTCTTGCCTATGCGGTTAAAAGCTGCGTCAATCTTGTTGCCCTCCTGCTCGGCGGTTCTGCCTATGCCCTGCAAGATGCTACGGGATTGCGCAGCGTCTATTTTGAGGGTTGAGTTGTCAATCCCCGTGGCAAAATGTAATCTTCCGTTATCTGTGTTCATATACGCTGTTTATTCGATTCCATCTAAAAATTTCCTCACCCGTTCCCTGTTCCTCGGGTCGTCAGCCTTGACAATCTCCTGCTCCTTTCCGCCCTTGTTGATGCCCTTGTCGCTGTCTTTCTTGCTGTGGTAGCTCGGCAGGACTGCCCCGTACATAATCACATTGACATAGCTCATATCGTACAGGACATAATCAATGGGGAGGTTGAAAGCCTTGACAGTTCCTGCGATTACTGCCCAAATGCTGTCGTTTCTTCCACTTTCGTCTGTCGCAGCAGGTTTATCTCTATCAGGAAAGTGGTAAGCCCGAAAAAATCGGCTAACTGCATTCTCATAAGAATTTGGCTTGCCAGCGTGTTGAGTTCCCGTGGCGTGAGGTCTTCGAGCAGCTGTTGGGCGAGTTCAGCCTTTCTGTCGATTACCTGCTCCACCTCCACCGTCCGCCTGAAAGGAAGAAGCCCCCAAAACAGGCGTTTCCTTTTCGTCTGCGGGGCTTTCACTGTTTCCGTGAGGTGTTTTGCGCCAAGAAGAAAAATGGCGATGATTTCGCCTAATTTACGGCAGTCTTTCGCTGCATACAGGCTATCCTCCGCCAATTTCTTCTCGTCGAGCTTTACCTGCGGGAGCTGGGATATAGCCTCCGAAGCGAGTATCAATGTCGCCGTGCTGGGCGGGTAAAACTTGTATGTCTTGTCGCCGATCGTAATATCCTCGGGCTGTTGCAGAACCTCCCGTGCGACCTGTTGTTCTACTGTTTCCATTTCTGTTGCTGTTTATGAAGTTGCGGGAGCCAGACTCGAACTGACGACCTTTGGGTTATGAGCCCAACGAGCTGCCGCTGCTCCACCCCGCAAGGTGTCGGTTTGTTCCTGCCAACCGAAAAGGGTGTCTTTCCACTCGTCAGACGGTATTTCCCGACCGCCAACGGACACAACAAAATGGACTTTATTCCCCTGCTCCCTCCGTGTAGGGCTTCACGGTCTTGCCCGTCTTCGGCTTCAAACACTTTGCGACATAGCGCAACAGCTTACCGTCGGCGGTGGTATAGCTTTCCTCGCAGCGTACCGTGCAACGGTCAATCTGAATGCCCTCGCACGTCTCGTCTTCAAGAGGAATGACACGGAAAGCATGTTCGCCAGCGATGAGACCGTCGTTGTCTTCAAACGGGCGGGTCTTGCCTTTTTTTACGAAAAGACTGAACTCGAACTCGTATGTGGTCTTGCCGTAACGGGCATCGACAATTTCGCCTCCCTCTTCCTGTGCAGTGACCTCTTCGCCTGCGGTAGGAGTGAGCTTGGTCGTGTCTTTTTTCGGGGTGTCGATTTCCGTCCATTGGGCGGCTGGTGTCCCGTCAGTAGATGTTGCGGTCTTGATGCCGCATTTACCCCAAGATAAAATCATAACTGTATAATTTTAGAATTAATACTTGATACTTAATTGTATAGCCTATATCCCAGCTTTACCACGACAAAATGCTGTTTGATGTCGGGTTCGGCTTCGGTGTAGATTGTCTGTCTCAACTCGAACACGTAATTTGTCCCGCTGCCCAACAGGCTGTCCACCCAACCCTGCGCAAGGATTTCGAGCGTTTCTGTCCGCTCCCCGTCCTCCACGAGAACCCCGTTTTCATAAGGGTCGATGTCGGGGACATAGATGTTCACGGTAACCACGCCCGTTTCTATCTCGTCAGGAAGTCCCGTCGTGAAAATCACGACAGCATCCTCCAAACGGCTGTCACGGGGACGCAGACCGTTCCGATAGACCCCGCCTGAAATCTCGGTTGCGAGTTCGCTGCCCCGTAGCAGGGCGATGATGTCCGTTTGTACCTGTTTCGCTGTCTTTGCCATAATCACTTCAATCCGAGTTTCCTTAACATTTGAGGAACTAACCTTTCGGCAAGCAGTTCTGCGCTGTCAAGCACGTCATAGCCCTTTGCAGAAACATAGGCGGCATAGTTCATTCCTGCGCAAACAATCAGAACAATGCCTTTCGGGTATTTTCGGGCGAGCTCCCTTGCGTAATCCGCACCCGTCTTTGAACCCTCCTGACCGTTTTTAACTTCCGCAAAACCTGATATATCTGCCACCCTCCCGTCCACGACGACCACATAGCCGAGACTGCTGCGCAGGTTGCCTGTTTGGTCCTTGTAGGAGTTGGTCGAGCGGGCTTCGTTAAGAACCAGCTCTCCGATATACGAAAAGTTGTTGATAATGATCTGCATCCATATATCCAACTTCCTTTCGATGTAGCTGTTTATCTCGCTGTTCGGTGTCACTTGTCTTATCGGCATACCAAGTTATTTTCTGCGAATTTGCCCGACATGGCGTTTCCTTTTCGCTCTCGTATGTTTTTATGAGTGTTCAAAGAAACGCCGGCATTCGGGCTGAAATCGGGTTATATTGTCAGCCTTATTTCGCACACGGCTTCCAAAGGCTCGACTTGCATAATCGAAAACTCCCCGAGTAAAGTGCCAGCACGGTCTTTGAGCCTGATTTGCTCTGCATTGAACTCCTGCTCCTCAATCAGTACCGTGTACGAGGCGATAGTGAAATGTTCGCCGTTCACGACCCCGAACTTGTTATGCTGGTTGGGGATATACTGACACGGGATAGGCTCTCCCCAAGATGCTTCCGCTTTCTTCGGATAGCCCGTAACAGGGTCAAGCCCTCCGCCGCCTGTCTTGCGCTTTACCTCGATGGTTCCGTTTTCGATTATCATAAGAACTCGCCTTTATATCCGTAAGTAATCCCTAATCCATCGGCATTGTCGCCTATTTCGTCAAGGATGCTCTCTGCCTCTTGCCTGAACCATCGGCGGTCTTCATCCGAAAAGCTGTAAGTAATGCCACCCTGTGATACGTTGGGGGCTTTCGAGAGATAGAGATACACACGGGCTTTCGCACGTTTGAACTCTTTACTCCCCCGAAGTTCCCCTGTTGCTTCGGCATCAACGCTAATCCCAACCTCATCGGCTACATCTTGTATGGTAGCCAATGGGATTGGGTAGCCGGACAGACTTTTCAAAGATTGCAGTACGTTCATACTTACTCAGTTTCTCCGTTGTTCCACTTCGTGTTCGTGGTGTTGATGAACACCAGTGAAGCACGGTTAATCAATCCGGGCTGAACGTAGGCTTCTGCCATTGTAACCTCCAACATCGGATTGAGTTCGGAGTAACGGGTCATCTTGTAATACGATGCCTGCTGCTGCAATGCTTCTGTGTTAGGCACGTTAGGTACGGGCTTGTAATAAGTCCAACCAAGCTGCGGCACGGGAGAGAGAGCAACCGTGTTCACGTTCCAAGGCTTGATTGTTTCCTGCGTACCGTCGTTGTGTTCGATGGTTGCGTATGTGTCAAGCACAAGGAACTGCGGATAGCCCTTGCCGTTCATGTAGCTGTTCACGCTGGAGAGGTTAATCATGTCAGCGGTAACAAGGTTTTGGTCGTAGCGAGGGAACAATCTGCGAGCAACGGATTTCTGCTGGATAAGTTCCTCAAACTTAGCTTTCTCCAAAACCGCATACTTGGGCTTCTTCAAGCCCTTTTTACCGATTTTCTCCGCTGCATCCGCAACATCTTTCAAGCCATCAGCCTTTTCCGCATCGCTCCATGCGACCTTAACACCGATGAAATTCTCTTTCGGAACATTGAAGTTGATGATGTCCTCCGTAGCCATGTCGCCCTCAATGTTCTTGGGGAACGTCTGAATGCCATTAGAGCCGATACGCATAGCATCAATCTCAACCTTATAGTCCATGGCGTTGTTGCAGAAGTCCAAGTCGTCATAGACCATATCAACAAGGTAACGAGCGGTTGCAGCATCCTCCGTGTTAGCGGCTGCGATGGTCTGCAAGTCGTTATACTCGTTGATTTCGATTTCATCTTTCTCACGGCTCACCGCAATCTTAGACAGCTTCCCACTCCATGAGCCGACCGTCTTACGGGTCTTTTTCGGGGCTTTCGTGTTGAATGCGACACGGTCTGCCGACACGGGAATACCCTCGTTGCCCTCCAATCCTTTCAAGTCAAACTTGGGGGTGTACTTCAACGGGAAGAGGGTGCGCCACGCAAGCCCATTACCCGGTTTGTAGGAATTGACAGCAACCTGCATTCCGGGCTGGTCGATGTCAAATAAAGGTTTGTTCATTGCCATAAATCAATCCTCCTTTTACACAAGTGCAATCATTGGCAGCAATGCGGCTACCTCGCTGGCTACGTTAGCCGTTTCCTTTCTCAAATTCGCACCATTGATAAGGCGCACATGCTGGTCGCCCTCGTTAGCTGCAAGGCGGTTGCCCGTAACGTACACAGGTGTCAAGATAGGCTCTGCCGCATCTGTGCTTGCCTCCTTTGCTTGATAGAGGACTTTACCTGCCTCAATATCGACACCGAGCGTAACCGTTACTACATCCTTATCTTCGGCAGAAGTATCAACAGCGGTACAAGCCACCGCCTTTTTGCCGATGGCAATAACATCGCCAACAGCAATTCCGCTGCCCTTTGCGATATTGATAGTTGTGTCCGCTTTAGCGACTGCACCAACAAGGCAGTAGCCCTTAATCAGCGCAAACTTTCCGTTTTTCTCCCCGACTGCGGTCGTAGGGGGAGCATCGAACGATGGATTTTCTACCAATCCACCTCCGGGCTTTTCAGCGAAAACCTGCTCAATGTAGATAGGCTCAACCTTGGCAGGGTCTTGGTGTTTGAAATTTACTTCCATTGTTATTTGGTAGTTTCTGTTGCCAACCCTTGGATGGCGGGGGTTGCCATTGCCGCCTCACGTTCTTTGATACGAGCCTCCAAGTACGGGTTTTTCTCCTCGCCCTTGCCTCCGGCTGCACCTGCTTTCGGTCTTGTCACGACACCGCCCTTTGCTTGATACTCATTCGTGATAGCTTCCACATCAGGGGTGATTTCCCCAATCCAGTTGTTGAAGTCTTCATCGTCCTTGAATGTCATTCGTGCAAAGTCCTTTTCGTAACGCTGACGGATTTTTTCGGGAGCATCTTTCAGAATTGCTTCAAGCGATGCTTTACGGCTTGTAGCAACCTTTTCACCTTTCATAGCAGCGACCTCGCCAAGAAGTTGCTCGTTGGACTTTACCAACGCTTTTGCCCAAGCAGGCATTTCCTCCTCACCGGGTTTCGTTTCCTCATTCGGCTTCGGCTGCTCTGTCGGCTTCGGCTCTTCAACCTTTTTTCCGTCTTTCAGACCATGTTTTTTCTCATAGTTGATGACTGCGGTCTGCTGCGCTTCCGTAGCACGACTGTCCCCGTAACTTTCGAGAACTTGCTGGAATGTTACCCCCTCAACAGCGGTTGCAACATCTTCCGACTTTGTTACAGTCTTGGCGAGCTTGTCGGCAATCCTGTTCAAAATAGCCTCACTGACCCCCTGAAATTTGGCTTTCAGTGCTTCTAAAATTTCCTTTCTCATATACATAAACTAATTAGTTTACACAAAGGTAGATAAAATTTGCAAAATACTTATATTACAAGCGGTAAATTTGCGTATTTCAGATATTTCTATAATAGTCAAGAAGATTGATGGTTACGAAAAATCAATAAAAAAGTT